GCGCCTGGCAGATCCACAAGGGTTGGACCGCCCCGCAGGCCGCCGGCGTGATTCACACCGACTTCGAAAAGGGCTTCATCAAGGCCGACATCGTCTCCTACGACGATTTCGTGGCCGCCGACGGCTCCATGGCCAAGATCAAGGAGGAAGGCAAGCTCCGTCAGGAGGGCCGCGACTACGTCATGGCCGACGGAGATATTGTGGAGTTCAAGTTCAATGTGTCCAAGTAGGGTGTGAACACCCCAGAAAACGGCGTGATTCCAACGTTTTCGAGTTTTCGGAACTGTGGAATTGCGCCGTTTTTCGATTATTGAAGAATGGCCGATTATGCCCCGTATCTGGCCGTTTGTGGCCCGGATAGTGTGCCAATAGAGTGCCCTTTTTGAGGGCGCTTGTAGCGGATGCTCGAAGGCGCTCCCGACAAGGGAGGAACATCATGGCGACGAACGGCAGACGACGCACGAAGGGTGCGGGAAGCATCATCCACCGCAAGGATGGCTCGTGGGAGTTCCGGCGTGAGGTCGGCCGCGACCCCGCCACGGGCAAACGACGCTATGTCTCGGCCAAGGGTCGCACGAAGGCCGATGCCCGCGAACGGTTCGACGCGAAGGTCGCCGAGATGGAACGCACCGGCCTGCTGCCCGGCGCCAAGAGCCCGTACCTGAAGGATTACGCGGAGCGGTGGCTGGAGGAATACCGGCTCAACGTCAAGCCCACCACGTACCGCACCCGCGCCGGCAGGATTCATGCGTGCATGGAGGTCATCGGCTGTATCCGCCTCACCGAGCTGACCCCTGACCATATCCGCCAATGCATGCGCGTGCTTTCCAAACGGCTCGCGCCCTCCACGCTCAAGGACCATTTCGTGAGCCTGAAGATGATGCTCGACCAGGCGGAACTCGAGGAGCTCATCCCCGTGGATCCGTGCCGCAGGGTCAAGCCGCCAAGGGTGGAGCCCACCGAGACCAGGATCCTCTCGCCAGACCAGCCGAAGCAGCTGATCGAGGCCGTGCCCAACCGGGGAGCGAAACGACGCGGACCGGCCCTGACCGTGGACGTTGACGAATCCTGGATGATGCTGTTCGAACTCGCGTTCGCGGCCGGCATGAGGGAAGGCGAACGCTACGCGCTCATGCCCTACGAGCTCGAACAACGCGACGGCGTGCCCGGCATCAACGTGCAGCAGCAGATCCAGCAATACGGCAAACCGGAGGACGCCGTGATGCCCGCCTGGCTCAAAGCCGAGCACCTGTACGGTATCCTGTGGCTCACCACACCCAAAACCCACGCCGCCCACCGGTTCGTACCCATATCCACGAGCCTGTGGCAACGATTGTGGGCGCGCATCAAACGACTCGACATAGGCCCACGCGACCTCATATTCACCAACTCACGAGGCAACCCCGTGCGCAGCAGCACCGAACGCTACAACTGGAACAAGGCCTTGAAAGCCGCCGGCCTCCCGCCGGTCACCATCCACAGCGCACGCCACTGGACCGCCAGCATGACCGCCCGCGCCAACATGCCCGACGACGCCAGAACCGCCATCATGGGCCACACCAGCATCAGCGTGACCAACCACTACACCCACAGGGACGCGGCCAGTCTCGCCGCGCTCCTCGACCGAGCCATCCCTGACCTGCACGACGAGAGGGATGTGATAGACGCGCAGGTCATCGAGGAGGGGAAATGACGAACGTGACGCATAGTAGACTTGTCCGCATGAGCATAAAGAAAGTAGACGGGCCACAGGACCATCATCGATTTATCGATGAGGCCGGTGACATGACCTTCCATTCCGGGAAGCGGGGCCGCAAAACCTCCTCCATCGGGATGGACGGAGTTTCCCGATGCTTCATGATCGGGCTCGTACATGTGAAAAGTCCCCTCGACGATGCTCGTGCGACTATCGACGGTTTTTGTGAGGAGATCAACAGCAGCAAATTCTTCCAGAGCTTTCCCAGCGTCCAAAAGAGAACAAAGGAGGGATGGCACGGCTTCTACCCGCATGCCAGCAAAGATCCTGCGGAACTACGCTATGAATTCCTCAAACTCATGGCGCAGGAGATCGACTTCTCCGCACGAGTAGTTGTGGGCCGTAAGATACCGGCGATCTATCAGCAGAGGCACAACGAACAACCACGTGAATTCTACGCCGACCTCATGTCCCATCTACTCAAATACTCAGGGAAGATAGATCCGTTGATTCTCGACGTCGCGGAACGAGGCAGCAGCACATCGAACCTCAACCTTCAGCATGCCGTGGACATCGCGCAACAGCGCAGCCGTCGCGGCACGGTAACGCATGAATTGCGAAACACCACCAAATTCAACGTCCAACCGTATGATCACGAAATTCTCTTGGCGCTCGCCGACTACAGTCTATGGACGGTCCAGCGAGTGTACGAGAAGGGAGACGAAAAGTTCTTCGGGCTTCTTGAACCGAAGATTGTGCTGGTCCATGATGTTTATGATTCCAGCAGATATTTCAAATCAAAGAACTATTATCGGCCGAAATACAATCCTCTGACCAGAGCATCCATCAACTTCGACGGATGGGCGCAACCTGAATGGTAGAAGGAATAGATGGCCCGTCTCAACTCTAGTCGTGCTGTGACGACGACGGCATGAAGCCGACTTTCGATGAAGGACAGGCCAAAATCCAATAATACGACCAGCTGATCCTTCGAGGGGAAGGATACCTGTGTATTCTTGTCGCTGATCTATAAATGATGATAGACGGTCATGTGGGCGGCAGTCAAGAAAATGCGACAGATTGTCTAATCGTCGATATGTCGCAGGGCCGCCCCGGCGCTCGCAAAGAGCGACCGGGGCGGTTTCGTGTTTAGGGCTTGATCCGCCCGACACGGGATTTATTGCTTGGCCGTCTTGACGGTGATGGTGGTACCGAGCGCGGTGGTCTCCCAGCTCACGCCGTCCGCCTCACTGTAGGTGAAGTCCTTGGTGGCATCCTGCGAGGCGAGGAGCGCGCTGGCCATGGTCTCGGTGTCGTCCTGGCTGGTCCATTTCCAATCGCCGGCTGCGGCCGGTGCCTGATAGGTGCCCTTCCAGTAGAGGCTCTTGGTGTCGGTGCCGATCCAGTCGACCTCGATGGTGTCGCCGCTGATGGTAGCTTCCATGTATGAGCTCGGGTCGTTGGAATTGGTCTGCTTCCATGTGCCGGTCAGATCGGCCGGCTGGGGTTTGGGCTCTTCCTTATTGGTCTCGGTCTTTGACGTGCCATCGGATTTGGCCGGCGCATCGGCCGTAGTGCTTCCCCCGCAAGCGGACAGGCCGGTAAGCAACATCGCCGCAACAAGCAGCGCGATTGCCTTTTTCATGATTGGTCTCCCTTCGTGCCGGACATTGTCGTCCGACATGACTCAATCATATGGCGAAACACAAGAACCAAGGACTCATCCCGGTGCTCGCGGTGAGTCGTCGGGATGAGTCCTTATATGGCTCGGAAGCTACGCGGCGAGTTCCACGGGAGCCCGCTCTTCCAATTTGGAGTAGGGGATAACGGCACACCGTAGTTGCGGAACGCGGTGAGCGCGCCGCGCTGCAACGGCGTCTGCCGGTCGTCGCCGATGACTATCAGCCGGGAATCCCTGCGCTTGGGATCCTTCTTCGTGTCATCCCAACCGAACATGATGTCTTTCACGGCGTCCTTGTCGAATCGGTTCGGTGCCTGGCAGAACCGGGTCGGATGGTTAGCGCTACGCTGGAACAGGAAATCGAAGTTGTGCTCGTAGCTGGATACGCCTCGGATCCCCACGTTCGGAGTGTAGAACACATGGCATGAGTCGAGTTTCAATGCAACGTCGTCAGCAAAGTAGGACAGCACCCTTTTCTGTTCTGTAACGGCATCAGTACAATGTTCGTAATGAACAGTTGTTCGCGCAAGGAAATGCCGGCATATGGTGCGTCATGTTCAAAGCATAGAGATTCATTATCCGGCCTCCACGAGAATGATTTGGTTCTAGCGCAATACATGCTTTCACGACACATGCTTTCGTGATACATACGTTGGTCAGAAGATATTGCGCTAGAACTCAGCAGTCACCGCACGTGGTCCACGATGTCATTGACCTTGGTCATATCGATATCGCGCTCGCCGAATGCCTGCCGCTCGTAGGCCAGGTCGATGTGGTGTTCGTGTGCGTAATCGATGATACGGCGAGCCAAATCGGCAATGTCGCCGGACTTGTTGAAGGAACGACCACGCAGCAGCACGCGTTGCATAAGAGGGCGCATCGCCTTGACCAACTTGTACCGGTCTGACTTCACCTTCACCATCCAACCGTCGGCAAAATATAGCACCACGCCTTCATGCGGGCTTGCCTTGGCGTCGCCGATTGCCTGGGCGACTTCTTCCGGCGAATGGCAGATCGCCACCGTTTCCGGCCGCACGAAGCCGCCGGCAAGAGTGAACGTTTCCTCGTGAGCGGCATCGATGGAGAACGATTCGGCATTACGAATCAAATGCAGCAAGCGCAGCCCGGATGATTCGTATCCAACGATGTGCCGGTCGGACTCGCGATCGATGACTTCAAACGCCGCCGTGACATTCCACTCATGCAACATACGCCACAATTCGGCACGTACCGCTGAATCTGAAGGAAACAGGCGCTCGATAAGCGCGGAATAATCCGTTTGCCCCGACTTCGACCAGAAGCGGAACAATCCAGGAGTTCCCGCCGCGCCCACGAGCCCGAGAAATCCGTTCTCCTTGCGCTCAACGCGCACGGGCAACGACTCTGGATGTTCTTGAGCGTGATTGACGACTTGGGCGAACGATGTCTCCTCCGTCTCGTCCACAGCAAAGAACTTCTCGAACCCGCGTTGCACCACCTGACCGTTGCCGCCGACAAAAAGCCCTCGCGCATTGATGGTGCGATCCGTCCACCGATGTTCACGAAATGCCTCTGCAGTGAAATTGCACGCATACACGTCTGTTTCGCCGCGCACCGGAATAACCCGAACGTAAGGGTCCGCGCGCATACGCTCCAACAGGTTTCCATTCGGATCGCCCGGTTCCAACGGGCGGAACATCGCGGTGTGAAAATGCTTCCAGGACGAACGAATGTAATCTTCCGGAACACGGTCAGCGGTATCACGCGCCGCATTGCGACGCAACAATTCGTCTAGAGGAACGTCAAAATCCCTCGTTTCCCACAGTGCGCCATGACGTTGAGCGAGTAGCGCCAGTTCGGCTGCATACCGGGGATTAGCGTGTTGCGCATCCGCCACCACATCCCACCCCGCATCCAATGCGTCGGCAATCATGTGCCGTCCCATGGCAACCACCATGTCATTGAATCGCTTGCCGTGCTCGGATTGCAGTCGGTTTCGGACCTGTGCCGAGCCGGCGATCATGATCCGAATGTCATCGAGAGAAATCACGCAATGCGGCCACGTGTTGGCGGGGTCCTCACACCATGAGCGTGCCCACGTGGACTTGCCCGAAGCGGGCAGTCCTCGCAGAATAATGAGCTTTGCCATAGCCAAGCTCCTTTCGTTGTGCTGTGGGGCGAGACAGGTGCCAGCGATGGCATAAGGTTCTGCTCGCCCCAATATTGCTTGTATTATGATTCGGCTGCCGAAACCGAGCCGCCTGGTTCCTGCTGTGCGGCGGAGTCAATGGGCGCCGGCCCGGGGGAGTCGGGCATATCCAGCGGTGATACGTGCGTTGAATCGGTCGCGTGTGCATGGAACCAGTCGGCAATCTGTGTTTCGCTTACCGGTTGCAGATTCCATGCGTCCAGTCCAACGTTGAGGGCTTCGTGGCGTGCGCCCTCCGGAGACAGCTGGTGCGTGTGACCATACAGCAGACGATGTCCGTCGAACGGCAATGCCTGATCGCGGAAACGTACGGCATCATCCGGCCAGCCATAGGCAAGATCCTCACGGTAGGGGAAATGCGATAGATTGACGGTCTCCGTTGCCTGCGGGCGGCCAATTCCGAGACCGGTCAGCTCCGCCGTGCTGTTCGGCTCAATCGATTCGAACAGATCTCGCGCGGGTGCATCGTCCAGCCACCAGTCATCGTGATTGCCGATAACCGCGTGCAGATGCCTGCAGCGCAGCTGACGCAGGCAGCTCTTCAGATGCCGGACCGATGTTCGGTATCCGATATCGCCCAAAATCCATAGCTCGTCGTCCTCGCCGACAATCCGATTGATATTGGCCACGATTGCTTCATCGTGCGCATCGGTGTCTGCGGCCTTGCGGAAATTGAGCCGGGAATCGTCAAGCACCACGCCCTTCGCCCAATCCTCGGCGGCCTTGCGTCCCTGCGAGGAGAGGAGAGCGTCATACTGCGTGTGCCCAGGGTCGAACGTGGTGAATCCGCGCAGCACGCTGACCAGCGGATGCCCGAAATGCGTGTCAGTAGTGAAATACTTCATGATCTGTTGTTCTTTCTGAATATGTGATGGTATGCAATGGGGTTTTGTTGCAGTGCATTGAGTTGCGACGATGCCAAGAACACATGCTCGTACAGGTGCGTATATGAGGCATGGCGCGAATGAGTCGGCTCGATATCACCGGCAATGATTCAGCTATGCGCCAATGAGTGGTGTACTGATCAGATTTGTTTGGCAGCGAGCAGGCTGCGCTTGTTTCCGGTTATTGGCTGGAACTGAGCAGTACGCAAACCCTGTTTGAAGGCGCATTCGAGCATCGCCGGCAGGTTCGTCTGCTGGCGCTTGGCGTGTTCGTTCACGCCGTTGCTGCTGAATGCGATACGTTGAATCATGGTGCGCACACCATAAGGTCTTACGTCCAAATCCGTCAAATCACGGTGTGTGTAAGCAAGTTACGTTTTGGTCATTCATGGGGGCTTCTTCGCGAATCCGTCAAACTACGCAGTGTGCATGTATGGTCATGTACCGCAGCTACGTAATTATGAGTACACTTGGCCTATAAGTGCAACGAAGCACTTGCCGTCGATGACGGACATCATGGCAGGTGCGTGAAAAGGGGAGCAACAACCATGGGCAACATGTTCGATAATTTGGGCAAAGGTCTTAATGATTTCACCAAACAAGCCGGTAAAATAGCCGGAAATATCGGTGACACAGCGGGAAAAATCACGAAAGATGTTGCCAAAGGGGCAGGTAAGATCGTCAACGATGCGGGTAAGCTTGCCGGCGATGCGGGCAAAATGACGGCAGCTGTTGCAGGGAGCGTGGCACAGTCTGCGGCCGTCGCAAGTGGCGAAGTAAGCAAAGCGGCTGACAGCATGGCAAAGGGTACCGTCTCAATCGCTAAAAACGTCAAGGATAGTGCCGATAAGGTCGATTTGTTTAATTCCAAACTAAGAGCTAAGGCTGTCGAGGATTACAACAATGCCGGATAACGCCCGAGATTTTGCGCAAATTGGTTGAGGGCCTGAGATAGAGACATGGCCCGTGTCCTGTGTACGATTTTCTGTCGCCAAACAAAACAAACCGCGATTGGAAACGAGGGCACGAAGCCATGTCACAGCAGATTCTACAGGTCGACCAGGCCATGTTGGAGACCACCCTGGACCGGATGGTCCGCAAAAGCGTCGAGGAGACCCTGAACGCGATGCTCGACGCGGAGGCCGACGAGATCACCGGCGCCGCGCGCTACGAGCGCAGCGGGGAGCGGAAGGCCTACCGGGCCGGCCACTACGAGCGCGACCTGACCGTCAAGGCCGGCAAGATGAGTCTCAAGGTGCCGAAACTGAAAGGGGCGGTGTTCGAGTCGGCGGTGATCGAACGATACCGTCGGCGCGAGGAGAGCGTCGAGGAGGCGCTGATCGACATGTATTTGGCCGGCGTCTCCACCCGGCAGGTCGACGATGTCAGCCAGCTGCTGTGGGGCGACCGCATGCCCTCGCAGACCCTGAGCGACAAGCTCAAGAAGGTATACGCCGACATCGACGAATGGCGTGGCAGGCCCCTCGAACAGGATTACCCGTACCTGTTCATGGACGGCGTGTGGCACAAAAGGTGCTGGGGCGGGTCCGTGGAGAACGTGAGCATCCTGGTGGCCGTCGGCGTCGGCAATGACTTTTACCGCGAAGGCTGGTCCTCCTACAACTATACGCAGAGGGCTATGCTTTAATAGGACGATAAAGTTAACTGTCCTAAATTGAAAATACATAAGGAAGGAGGTTAAGAGAATGTCAAGGACTTCAAAGATTACAGCACTTTATGAGAGATTATCAAGAGATGATGACCTGAATGGCGAGAGTAATTCCATTACCAATCAGAAAAAATACCTCGAAGATTATGCCCGTAGGAATGGTTTTGTGAATATCCGCCATTTTACTGACGATGGTTTTTCGGGTGTAAATTTCAATCGCCCAGGCTTTCAGTCTTTGATAAAAGAAGTTGAAGCAGGCAATGTCGGAACATTGATTGTTAAGGATATGAGCCGATTAGGGCGAAACTATCTGCAAGTCGGATTTTATACGGAAATTCTGTTTCCGCAGAAAGATGTCCGTTTTCTTGCAATCAACAACAGCATTGACAGCAACAATGCTTCGGATAATGATTTTGCTCCGTTTTTGAATATTATGAACGAATTTTATGCCAAAGACACGAGCAATAAAATCAAGGCTGTATTTGATGCCCGAATGAAAGACGGAAAGCGTTGTAGCGGTTCAATCCCTTATGGATATAACCGATTGCCGAGCGATAAGCAGACGCTTGTTGTTGACCCTGTGGCTTCTGAGGTGGTAAAGCGTATCTTTCTGCTTGCCAATGAGGGCAAAAGTCCACGAGCCATAGCGGAAATACTGACCGAAGAAAAGGTTTTAATTCCTGCCGCATATGCAAAGGAATATCACCCCGAACAGTACAACGGGATTAAGTTTGCAGACCCTTATATTTGGGGCATATCTGCTATTAGAACGATTTTAAGCAGGCAGGAATATCTTGGACATACTGTTTTGAGAAAGTCGGTCAGCACCAATTTCAAACTGCATAAGAGAAAGACTACCGATGAAGATGAGCAGTATGTGTTTTATAACACCCACGAGCCTATCATATCGCAGGAACTTTGGGACAGCGTTCAGAAGCGAAAGAAACGAGTGAACAGAGCTGCGGCAAGAGGTACACATACCAACCGATTAAGCGGTTATCTGTATTGTGCCGACTGTGGCAGGAGAATGACTTTGCAAACGCATTATAGCAAGAAAGACGGTTCTGTTCAGTATTCTTACCGTTGCGGCGGGTATGCAAGCAGGGTTAATTCCTGTACTTCCCATACGATTAGTGCTGATAATGTTGAAGCCTTGATATTATCGGCAATCAAACGCTTTTCAAGATTTGTTCTGAATGATGAAAAAGCCTTTGCTTTGGAGCTGCAATCCCTTTGGAAAGACAAGCAAGAGGAAAAGCCGGAGTACAATCAATCGGAGTTGAAACGCTGTCAGAAACGCTATGACGAACTCTCTACGCTCATTCGTGGCTTGTATGAAAATCTTATATCGGGATTGCTACCCGAAAGACAGTACAAGCAACTGATGAAGCAGTATGATGAGGAGCAGGCAGAACTGGAAACGAAGATTGAAGAAATGAAAAAATCACTTGCCGAAGAAAAAGTGAATACGGTGGATATTAAGCATTTCATCTCTTTGATACGCAAGTGTAAAGAGCCGACAGAAATCTCCGATTTGATGTTCCACGAACTTATTGACAAGATTGTTGTCTATGAAGCCGAGGGTGTGGGAAAAGCAAGGACACAAAAGGTTGATATTTACTTCAATTGTGTCGGACAGGTCGATATTGCCTACACCGAGGAAGAACTTGCCGAGATAAAAGAGCAAGAAGAACAAGCAGAAAAGAAGCGATTGGAGAAACAGCGTCAGCGTGAAAAAGCCTATCGAGAGAAGCGAAAGGCAAAAAAACTTGCTGAAAACGGTGGCGAAATCGTCAAAACAAGGGTATGTCCTCATTGTGGGAAAGAGTTTACCCCTACAAGCAACCGACAGATTTTCTGTTCAAAGGATTGCTGCTATCAGGCAAGGCAGGATAAGACAAAAGCCGATAGAGAAGCGGAAAAAGGAAGTCATTATTATCGTCAGCGTGTATGTGCTGTGTGTGGCAGTACTTACTGGCCTACACACAGTCAGCAGAAATTCTGTTCCGAGGAATGTAAAAAGGTAAATCACAATAAGAAAACCTTGGAGTTTTACTACAAGAAGCAAAAGGAGAAAGAACTATGCAAAGATTTATTACAGACGAAAGAACAGGTATCCGATACGAACTCATCGGAGATTACTATTATCCCTGCCTGACAGTAGAGAAAAGTCCTCCCCTTTCAAAATATGGTCGATTGCGGCAACGATATTTGAGGGAACATAAGCGTGTGCTATATTTTAATCTGCTGACAAGCGGAAAGTTATATGAACACCTTGCCGAAATTGATACTTCGGCTCGTGATATGGCGGAATATCTGATAAAGGGAATGGCAAAGAAGCAGGGTGTAACGGAAGAACTGAAAGCAACGGATATGATGAGATGGATAGGATTGATGAATAACATTCGCTCCTGTGTTGATGAGATTGTATTGAATGATATTGTGTATTCCTAACGGAGCACCAACCGAAGAAGAACTGCTGTCAAACCGATGGCAGTTTTTCTTTTTCGGCAAGTATTCAAGAAGTCATTAAGTCGTGAGTATAATCGAAGTGGTAGAAAAATTCGTAAAGATGTGGTACAATACTTTTGCTTGTGAGCGACAAATCGGAAGTTATGGAGGTACTTTATGAACGAGAGAGAAAAAATTATCCGATTATGGTTTGATATGTGGATTAAGAAAGC